ATGAAACTCAACAAATCTACTGTTGATGCTATTCCATTAACTGAAAAAGGTCAAAAAATATATAGAGATGCAGAACTGATCGGTTTTGCTGTTCGGGTAACTAATAAAAGTAAAACCTATATTGTTGAAAGGAGGCATGAAGGTGAACTCTATCGAGTGACAATTGGTAAAACCACCGATATTCCTGCAACAAATGCTCGAGCAAAAGCTCAGATGATTCTGGCGAAAATTTCAAACAATGAATATGAAAAGCCTATCAAATTAAAGAATGTTGCTAATCCTTTAGATATTACAGTGAATGAAGCTCTTCAAATTTATATTGATAGAAATGACTTTAGGCCGAAAACAATTAGGCAATACCATAAATACTTTGATTTATATTTAGGGTGGGGCAACAAAAAGCTTTTCCAGATATCTAAGCAAGAAGTATTGGATCGATTTATTGAGGTATCAGAAGTAAGTGAGTCGTCAGCAAATGGTGCTGTATCTCTTTTAGGTACTTTATGGAAGTATATTCATGTTCTTTATTCAACAGATGAGAACCCGATCCTTAAAAGTAATCCAGTTGACATTATTTCCGTAACAAGAGGTTGGAATAAAATAGCAAGTAGGGATAGACATCTCCATAAAGACATCATTCACAAATATTACAATGCGGTGCTTCATTATGAAGATGAGTTGAATCTGGAAAATACTGCTAGGTCAAACACGCATCGGGATATCGTATTGATGTGCATGTATACGGGATGCCGTAAACAGGAGGCATGTTGTCTAAAGTGGGCTGATGTAGATATTAAAAATGGTACCTTAACTTTTAGAGATACCAAAAATGGTTCAGATCATACTTTTCCTATTGGTGATCATCTACACAGTATTTTGCGTGAACGTTGGTTATTAAGAGAAAACGATTGGGTTTTCCCAGCTACTAAGATGCCTACTTCGTGGAATATGCATGCGACTAAGGTAGATACATTATTGAATAGAGTGGGTAAGGAAGTTGACTATTACGTTTCAATGCATGATTTCCGCCGTACATTTGCCACTATATGCAACCTTTTAAGATTTAATATTTATGTGACAAAAAGACTTCTTAATCACACGGCTAAACCAAGAATTGATGTGACAGGTGGTTATGTTCAAATTCCAGATGAGGAATTAAGAGCTTCGATGAATATGATTGAGGCGGTTTATCAAGGCAAGATTGATTGCTTTAATTACCAATCTGTCTGGGCAGAAAGATTAAAAGAAATAAAGGCGGTCTAAACCGCCTTTAATCAAATAACTAATTTAAGTTTAGAAGGATTTTGTGGCTGTAAATCTAATTGCGTAATTTTATTTAATAGATCTAGAGATATATTTAATTCATTAGCTATATCAATTGCTGAAATTCCTTTTTTACTTAAAGCTTTGAAACATGTATTTAGTAAAGTTGGAACTTCTTTAGGTATTTCATGATCTTCTGACTCTAAAATAGCCTCACCAGTACGCTTCAAATGAATAAAGCCACTACGATAACTTGTTTCATTTAAAAGATCTAAAGATTTAGCTCTATAGAGCAAAGCTGCCTTACTTATTTTCCAATTTGTTTTCATCTCACTTAATTTATTCCAATTAAATCTACCATTAAAGCAATTACGGAAATGAGAAATCATCATTTCTTGTGGAATAAGTAAAGCACTAGCAAATCGATGCGCTTGCGACTCAGTGAGAGTGTCACCTGTAACACAACCATCATGTAGTACAAGATGTCCTAATTCATGAGCTAAATTAAAACGCTGGCGACAAGTACTACTAATTTCGTTATTAACAAAGATTGGTCTTTTAGATGCAATAGAAAGAGCATCGACTTCGCTTGAAACACTTGGAAAAGTAGTTACAAAAATTCCAAGCATTTCAGTCAATTGAGTCATATCGCTAATAGGTCCCAACCCTAAATTAAAATATTTTCTAAATTGAAGCGCAGCATTTTCAATATCTTGAAAATTCTTTACAGATTCAACAGAAGGTATTGAATACTTAGGGAGCCTTAAATTTGCCTCTATAAATTCTACTAACCTTTTTAAATATTCACCCTGAGCGATCACTGATTGCTTTGTAAAAATTTTGGCAGTTTTGTTGCTTCGAAAATTGATTTGTTCTTCTTGTAAAATCGGATGAGAACTGTAAAAAATATCCGTTTTTACATTGAAGAAGTTGCTAAGTACATCAATTAAATCAGGTGTAGGAACAACTTGGTTCATTTCAATTTTATGCAAGAATTGGCGTGACTTACCAACATGAATTGATAAGTCCTCTAAAGACAAATGATTAAATTGACGTAAGAGCCGCAATTCTAGACCATTAAAATAAGTATTCATTTTCTCATCAACTTTTGCCTATTTGCTGTTGAAGATTTACTTGATTCCGCTTGCATCATCTAAATCATCATCAGCTAATAGATCATCAATATTATAGCGTTTCAATTCTGCTGGTTCTGGCAATATAGCCGCTGGATCAAAAATAAATCTAGAAGTCTTATTAGATGTCCAAGCTGTAATCGGCTGTAATTTCTGGTTAAAACCAACAAAAGCGATAAATGTTTCTTCGTCATCAGTTTTAGCTGGAACCAAAATGAATCGCCAAAAAACAGGAACTTTTGAATCAGATTCAAATAATTCTAGATTGTAACTTTGCTTAAAAAAGTTTGGTCTTTTCGGTTTTAAATGATCAGATTCTTTAAAAAAACGGATACCAGGTGTGTTTCCAATTTTAAAGGTGAATTTATTTGAAGAATCTTCTAAATATGTTGGAGATGGGGCATTACCACTACGAATTTCACGAGCAAACCTATTACGGCATCTTCCAAAAATTGCACAACTGATAGTGTAATTATCATCATCTTTTCTACTAAGATCTTGAGTAGTTTGTGAAAAAACTTCTAACATATGGTTAGCAAAAAAGCTTAATGTTTCATCATTCAGTGATGCATCATAATAGCTTGGAGGGGGATTCTTCGATAAATCCATAATTAAGTCCTAAAGAGATTTGGGTAATCAAAATTTATTGCAAATTTTGAAAAGTGTCAACTAAAACTTTTTGCAATTTTAATTATTTGTCACCCAATATTTATCATGGAAACTACAATTATTTCTTAACTGAATCCTTATACAGTTGCAAGTTGCGCTGTATTAAGCACAGTCCTGCTTTGCTCATACTTTAAAACGTCTTTCTTTTTATATGAAACACGTCTTCCAATTTTCGAGAAAGGCAGTGATGATTGATCACAACGCATTCTAGCTAATGTCCAAGGCGAGCAATCTAAATAAAGTGCCACAACCTCTTGAGGAAACTTCTGTTCTTCATTAGCCATTATGAAGCGATCCAAATATTCTTGTTGCTCTGCATCAGATAGATTTCTCAGATCTTTTAACATTTACTCCTCCTTACTTTCCGCTTTAGGGTTTGCCCACCAAAGAACAGGGCCATTTTCTGAATCAAATGCTGCTATTAGAAATAAGCCTTCTTGTGGTGGCTGCGGCTTCCAGTTGGACCAATCACTAAGATTATCTTCTGGAATCTCTTCAATATCCCAATAGTCAAGGTTTTCGATTTTTATAGAAACACCAAGGTTCTTTTGCAGTTGTGCCCATTGTTCTTTTGTATAAAACTCAGCATGCTCTCCAATTGTGTCATGTAGCTCTATATCAGGATGGAACCAGCAGCTATTTAAATCATCCGGTACTTGTGTTGGTTGTATTTGATATTTCATTCCTCAGCTCCATATCCGTAAAATTGTTTTGCCTCATCAAAGCTTTTGGTTACAAGGGGAGCAGAACCTTTCTTGTAGCAAATTACAATTTCATCAAATTTAAAAACACGTTCAGCAGTCTTCAAATCAAAGCATTGATACATTGCTTGGTTGAACCAGCTTTCTACATAAAATAGTTTTTTAATATGATCCTTACGGGTGCCGTGCCATTTCTGGACTTTGATAACATCATCGAAAATTTCTAAGAAAAAGTTGTTGCCTTCCTTTTCATGCATTTTTCTATAACGATCAACAGCTCGCTCCGCTATCTCTTTTGAGGCTGCTGGGGTTTGTTTAAAAGGGCTATCGCCTTCAGGTCGCATTGCAACTGCCCATAAAGTTGATTCACTCATCCTTCAGCTCCAGATACGTTTGGCACACTATGAAAATGCATCCAGTGTGAAGGCGCATCATTATGATAATTTGCCCATACACTATTTAAATCTTCATCAATAGTCATATAGTCTTGTTCGGGGGTAACATCAGGTGCATCAGCCCAACAAATAAGTACCATTATGTCAGTTGGCGGCCATTCATCATCCACGCTGATCCAAGTCGGCAACACCTGAGCACTGGCGTCATTCCATGCGGCATCCCAAATCAACCAAGCTTCATGACGAGGACTAGTTGGTAAATATCTGTGTCCTGTTAGTGCCTCTTGTCTATCTAGTTGACGTTTTAAACTTTCATAACTGCAATTACATTCTTTGGCATAAAATCTTTCAAAAGCTTCTCTTTTTTTATTTAGATCAATCATTACCTAAGCCCTCAAATATTCTTCTTTAGTCCACTCAACAAACTCTTTATAAAGTTGTTGAGCGGGTTTGTTTAATCGGTTGTGATAGTCGATTGTTATTCGCCGCCAAGCGACTGGTACCGCATAATGCTTTGTTAGAAACATTGCTTGATCCATGCCTTGCCGGACTATTACGTAGCCCAGCAATTGCAAGTAGTACATAAAACCAAGCATGTGTTTTTGGCTCACTTTCTTGTACTGATCTTTCATATTAGAGGCCATCCTCTAAAAGATATGCTGGTTCATGAGCGGCCGCATTGAGTTGACTACGGCGCTTTTTGGCCATATTCCATAAGGTTTTATGAACGTCTTGATGGCGTGAAGGAATTTCTAACTCTAATTCTTCAAGCGTTTTTAGATCTGCCGCATATTGGAGGCGGACGATTAAAGGTGATAATCCATCATCTTCTTGTTTTGTTTGCTTTAACTCTGCAAGGCGTTTGTGCATTTCATTTAATAGTGGCTTACGTTGTTCCTCCGTCCATTTAGTGGTGTAACGGATAACACTATTAACTTCTTCAGGGGTATGAAAGTTCTGGATGCTTTGAACTAATGATTCATAATTTTCAGGCATTGAAATGGTTGCCACTTCATCATTTGCTTGCGCATCTAAATCAGAAAAAACTTGTTCACTAGCTGTATCAGCAGCATCCATTTCAATAAAATCGAGTTCAATTAATCGTTCTTGCTTAGCCAGATTTATTTGGTCAATTTGCTCTTGAGTAAAGCCTTCTTTTTCAAGATTCGCACAAGTTGAATCTAGCTCTTTTTCTGACTGGCAAATACGGATTGCATCAAGCAAAATTTCAAATTGGGCATTAACATTCGGCTTAATATTAAGTTCGTTAGTAACTGGAGTTAATAGGTCTTCGGAAGCTGTGACATTAGTTTGTTCTGTAATAACAATCGCTGGCTGTTTATCTGCAGGGAAAACTTCAGAAGGTATTACTTTTGCCACTGGCTCAGCTTTTGATTTCTTGCCACGCTGTTTCTTTTTTTCATCACCTAAGCGAATAACACTTAAGTCATCATTAACTTCAAAACCTAACGCTTTGGACAGTGCTTTTAATTGAAGCTTGGCGTTTTCTGCATCACGTTGAACGAAGCCACTGTTAATAGAATCAATTAATGCGTTAGTTTTGAAATCTAAAACATAGACCGTAGGTGAATATGTACTGATTACAAAAACTTCCTGACCGTCTTCATACTCATCAATAGTTAATGGCTTTGTGAATGTAATGCCAGCCAGTTCAATAGTTTCGATTTTGATGCAGAATTCAAAACCCGGTTTGCCAAAAACAGAAGCGGGGAATTGATCTAAATCGGCAAAGTCCAACATGTCTCCGGCTGGACGACATAGAACAGTTTTACCGTTTTGAAGAGCTGCAAATGCTTCAGCTGCAGTGATTAGATTATTCATGCTGTCATCCCCGTTTTAGCTAATGTTTCAATGTCTTGTTTAACTGCCTTAAGTTTTGCTGCTTCAATTTGGATAAGGGCATCTATGCCGAAGTGTTCACAAACTGTTTTCACGTCTAGGCCGCGTTCAGCTATGAAGTTTTGAAGTTCATCTCTTTGTTGATCTGAGATACCGTTAAATTCTGGTGGACTAATCCAAGTGCCACGTTGCTTATCAAACGTGCAATTCAATGCTTTAGCTCTCATTAACATTGCTTGGCGCATGTTCTGGTAATACATGTGTTCTTTATCAAGCGACTCAGTTAATTGATTAAGGTCACCTGCATGCTCTGCTTCCTCACAGCTTTGTTTCCAGTTTTCTAGCTCTTCTTGGGCTTTAGCTGCTGCAAGTTGTGCAGGCGTTAAGGTGTTAATGTGATCTTTAGCTTGAGTAATCAGGTCAGCCAAGAAAGTAGGGTGTGCTTTAAGATCAGGTACCCATACTTCACCGGTTTCACCGCCTAAAGCACCTGAGTTTTTCGCATGATGTGTAGGCGAAGGTTTGAAATTAATAACGCGGGCATTTTTACCTTCACCAGTAGTAACAGTTGTTAGATAACCCATGACATCTGCGATACGGTAAAGCTCGTTACGGTTTTTACCACCTAGATCTGGGCGGTAAATAATTTGATCACCGTTTTGATCTTCTGATGCGTGTGCAATGAAAACAACATCTTTACCTAAACTGATCAAAGTATTGATGTATTGCTTGAACGTTTGGTTCGCTAAACCTTGAGCCTTTAACTTTAAAGAACCATCTTTTTGACGGTTATTTGCCGTAAGTAACAGGTGGGTTTTAATGCATTCAAGCATTGCACCCACGGTATCAATGACTACGGTTTTATATGGTGCTAAGTCCTGCGGAGTAAGGTTTGCAACATCACTCCATTGTTGAACCTGTACAACCGCACCTCGACGTAATTCACCAGTACGGTGAGCACCACGGTCAAAGTCAAAAGAAATTGCTTTTTCCGCAGTAAAACCCATCGATGATTTACCTAAACCCGGATCAGCGTATAGGTACACAATAATTGCTTGAACCAATAAAGTTTGGTCAGCCGTAATAATAGGTAGAGCCATTTTTCTTATCCTCATCTAGAGCCGGTGAAGCCGCGTTTTTGCTTGTAAGCTTTGCGGACATAAGTAGGGATGTTTGTTTCACGCAGTTTTATAGCGAGCTGCTTTCTGCGCTGAAAATCGATTTCTTGGGTGAGTTCATTCCAAACTTTTGGATAAGAAGTTTGGAACCTGAACACATTTAAAGGCGTCTTAACTCCGTCTTTAACTTTGTAAAGAACTGAGCCATTAGCATTAGATGCGTACACTTGCCAGCCAATACGAACAGAGTAGAGGCCCTTATCATCACGGCCTAAAAATGACTTGTAGCCGTCGGGGTGCTTTTTGAAATTAGACATGTTCAGCCTCCTTACATTCGCATGTACCTACAAAGGCATAGGTAAGCGGGCTAGGAGCATCTACAGGTGAGACGTCCTTAATATTTAAAGGAATAATTTCTTTGCGATATTTAACTAAAACCACATCACCTTCACGGCAATCGACAACTCCTTCTCTTGAAGAAAAATGAGCAGATTTAGAAGATTGGGTTACTCTGCAAAATGAAACCTCATCACCAGCTTTGATTTTTGAACGGTCAACAGGAATCATCTTCTTGCAAGTAGGGCAGTTGTAATCTTTCATTAGGCTGCCTCCACCAACTTGTTACGTTCGATGAAGCCTTTTAGAAGGCTATTGATGTTGCGGATGTCTTCAAATTCGGTGAAATCGTTATATGACTTACCATTAATGTCAGTGATTTCATTTACTGTGAGTTGGGTAATATCAACAGTGGTGAATTCAGAACCCGGAACGCCGTAGCTGTCTGGATGAGCTTCAAAATCAAAGCTAACGTTTAAACGGAAGCTATCTAATTTAATTACAGCAACTCCAGAATGCTTACCTGTGATTTTTGCGGTTAACACGCTGTAAGTACTTGGTTGAGTTTTAGGTGTAAAAAGAGTAGGTGCGTCTTTTGTTTGGAAAGCTGGTTGCAATTGGCAAGCAACTAAAGAACCACCAGAGATTGCAAGAGCAGCCATGCTGACAAATGCAAATGAGTTGAAAGGGGTAGCTTTTACGTTCATAATTGATCTCGCATATAGCAAAGCACATCGGACCTGGGGAGGGGCGGTGTGCTTTTTTTGTTATCTGGTGAAAATTATTAAACCTTAGATTTAATTTTGATGCAATAGATATTTAAACCTAAGATTGAATTTATTTTAAATTTTAGATTTAATAGACAAAAGAAAACCCACCGTGGTGGTGGGTTGGTCGCTGATTTAACCTGACAAAGGTATTTTTATGAAATTAGATCAGATACTAAATATGCAAATGTTTATTAGCATGGTAACAATACTTGTGAATATTGCCATTTGGTTCACATTTTAAAGAGAGTTCTTATGTGTGAAATAAAGTTGACGAGAGCTGGTCTGTTAATTAGCTTAATACCTCTAATCACCTCAATTGCTTTACTTGTTAAGAGGGTGCTACTGGTGGATATGTCATGAAAATCAAAAACAAACGTATAGTAAATTTTGTGCTTAGTTTTATCTCAATGTGCTCTGTTATCGTTACTCTCATTTTAGTATTGCAACAACACCAGTGACTGCAGCAATTAAGGCCAGCAGCACCCCAACATAAGCAGTCCAATGCGGTTTGCTGGATTTTTTAATCTGTCTTGATGTCAATTCATAGCTTATAGCTTGTAGAAGTGGTGCTGGGATAATTCCGCTTCGGCCTTCACCGCTTAAAAGCATCATTAACTCGTCATCTGAAAGTTGCTTGATTTCTTCTAGCGTTAATTTAACTTTGGGAGGCCTATATTTTTTAGCGGAATCAGGAATAACTACTTTAGGTATCTTATACATATATTCTCTACCGATATGGTTTAAAGCACTGTGTCGGGTCACGGTTTCAATTAAACAAAAAGCTGAATCCGCTTAAATTCTTTATTAGCCTCAATATGACTTCTATAAAATTTATCTTTATCTTCTGAATCAACAAACTCTTTGAATGTGGTTGCTTCAAGAAGTCTGTAAATAAACCTTTCACCTGTTCTAAGCACTACCGTCAACAAGAAGTGTTGATAAAGAACATGGCTGATATTACGGGAGTTAACTTCAATTTTTTGCATATTGTGGATTCCACTTCATTTCCTAATATTCCTCCAACCCTAAACTAATCTTTTTTATTAAATTTCCTGCTGCCCTGAAAACTCAATTCTTGAAATGAAATCAATAGGCAAGGCCAGCTTTTCACCAACAATAGTTTCGAAGTGAATCCATATACCTGCAGCTTCATTTTCAAAATTCACACTGATTATCTTTACTAAGTTGTAAGGCTCCGCAGCCCCCATCATGATGATATTGAAGCGGTGATCTTCACGAACATAAGAAATAAGCATCTGATGAATTGCCATTTGTTCAGTGCTTGTTAGATGCCTGTATTCGTAAAGTTCTGGTGGCATATATTTTTTATTCATTACGAATCTTACCTCATCAACTTCTTCTTATTTACCTTTTCAAGTGCTGTACTTTTCTAGAAAATCATCAACCCAGCCTTGCGCTTGCTCCAAATTACTTATATCTGATAGTTTTAAATTAGTACCTTCAGCTTCATTAAATCCTTCGATTATAGCCTCAAAGATATTTGCTTCATTAATGACCTCACATGCCATTTCAGTAGCGTCATAACTTTGCTTGGCTTTTTTAAGTGAGGCTATTTGTTTTTCAATACCTTCGCCAATTTTACCTAATGCTAATTTGAACTCTTGGCGATTAATCGTTAGCGCAGTTTTGGATTTATTAAGTGTTGCGATCATAATACCCTCTTTTCTTTAAAAATTAATTACTTAGCTCGCCTAAATTTCACCATCATAAGAATGAGAAACATATTTACCAATGATGCCAATATGCTCCAAGTCTTGCGGCTCAACGATCTCTCTTTCATAGCTAGGATTATCACTATCAATAATCAAGGCTCCGTCATATCTACGAGATAATCTTTTGATTTTTAGTTCATCACCATACCTGATTGCATACACCTTTCTGTTCTGAACTTGCTCTAGTCTATTAACAGACTTGTCGATAATTACAACGCTGCCGCTTGGTATCCTTGGTTCCATACTGTCACCATCAACATCCACTTCTACAAGATTTTTAGGTGAAACTTTTTTCTTATGAAACCACTCCATGCGTTGTGCGCATCCCGTCATCCTGGTTGTTGGCTCAAATTCAACCAGTCGGCCATTACCTGCGGAAAACTTGACGTCTACATGCGGAATAATCATAAAAGAATTAGGATCGAGGTCATCCGGTGCTTCCCATGCCATAACTGGCCTATATGCATCAGCATTCTCAGGATTGTCAGCCAACTCGATCATTGATCCAGAACCATCTAGCAACCATCCGGCACTTACTCCAGTTAAAGCCGCTAGCTCTTTCAGGGTTTCCTTACCAATTTTCCCCTTTTTCCAGTTAGATGCAGCTTGAGCTGATAGTCCCAATTTGAGAGATGCTGCTGACCATTTTAGATTTGCATAATCAAGTGCTGCTTGGATGCGTTCAGCTATAGATTCCATAATCATTAATAAAATAAACCTTTGGTTTAAAATTCTATTGGAAATTTAAAAAAATAGAAGCAATCATGGATTGTATTAAAATTAAACCTATGATTTAATTTTGGTGAAATCAATTAAAAGGGAGATTTAACTTTGAATCCCATTAAATATGCTTTTGATGCTGTTGGTGGTCGATCTAAAGCAGCAGCGTTACTAAACCGTACATACATGGCCATGAGCAAGATGGAAAAACGAGGGGTATTACCAAGAACTGAATATACGGGCGAAACCAAATATGCCCAGATACTTGCAATTAATAGCGGTGGAAAGTTTACGGCTGAATGGCTACTTGAGAATGCTAAGCCAGAGTCGTCTATAGCATAACTGACCTCATGAACAAATATCAGTTTAGGAACAACCATGACCAAACAAAAGCCAAGTGCAAAAAAGACGGTGTGCATGCCGACACATTTATCTGAGCCTGTAGCTGAGCATGTGGCAAGGGAAGCATATGAACGAGGCTGGTCTAACAGCCAGTATTTAAGATGGTTAGCCATTCTGGATATGAAGCGTTGTGAAGATGACAAGAATCTTATGTCACAGGTATCTGGAATACCCAGAGAACGTTTTGATTTATATGAACAAAGAAAACAATCCGTTCGGAGAGAACGCAATAAAAAAGCCTGATGGTCAAGATCAGGCTTCTTAATTCACAAATTTAGGAACCCATGAATATGCAAACTAATTTATCAAATCAAACGTCCAAACACAACTTACAAGAGTTTTTAGTGGGTGATGTAGTGGTACTTACTGAAGAGTGCCGTAGTTTTAAATCAAATGATTTGTTTGAAGTTAAAAACAAAACTTTGACCAGGTTGTGGACTATCAAATCGGAGAATCATTTGATTCTGGTTTCATCAAAAGAAATCCGTACAGCAACAGTAGCTGAACTTAATGCCAAACGCCGACTAACAAGCGCTGAGCAAGCATTAGCGGAGGTGTCATGAGCAGCTTTACACAGCAAATCAAAGATTCTCGTCAGCAAAGTGAAATCCAATCTTTTTATGAGCCTGCATTGCGAGTACTTGGGCACCTATTTGAGGTGAAAAAGCAAAATTTACGTAACAAAGGTTATGACGAAAATAATGCGGCGGTAACCAAAGTTGAATTTTCAGAGGCTATGGCTCGTCAATTTCGCATAACGCAGTGGTTGGCACAGCAGATTGTAACCAGCTTAACCAAAGCGTGTTTGGTTGATTCTTTTGGAGGCTATGTTAAGCCAAAGGATGGTGAAAAGTGAGATATACGGAAAGAAGAAAACAGGATATTTCCGTTTCCACCACACCGCTAGAGGTGGTAATTCCACTGGAACAACCAGTAAAGATCTATTCGGCTAAAGAATTAGCAGCTATGCCACTTTCAGTTATGAATGCCGCAATTGAGGCTCAGGAAAGATTTTATCAACTTGAAGAATTAACCCATATGGGGGGGCAGGCTATAGCAGTTCGCCGTCTCATGGAGAATGGGCACAAACTAATTCAGGTGAAAGAAAAGTCTCGTATTCGCTACAAAATCAACAACGAATTTATTCCTCCAAGAATTATTCGTCAGTTGGAAATGCGCGGTCTTGTAAAATTAGGAGCAGTCACTGATGTATAAATATCTCCACCATATCAGCGACTTTATGGTTGCTACAGCGCACCTTAGCCCAGTTGAAGAGTGCTTTTATCGCCGTGCTCTCGATTTTTATTATTTGAATGAAAAACCATTACCCAAAGAAACCCAGTCGGTTTTTCGTCGGTTACGTGCAAATACCCAAGAAGAAAGGGATGCAGTATTAATTGTGCTGCAAGAGTTTTTTGTGGAAGAGGAAGACGGGTTTCACAACAAACGTTGTGATTCAGAAATCGCCGCTTATCAAAAAGTAGGGGATAAAAATCGTGAAAATGGTAAGAAAGGTGGGCGTCCACGTAAGGAAAAACCAAAAGAAAACCAAAGTGAAGGCGACTCGGTTAATTCTGAAAACCCACAAAAACCCAGTGGGTTAATTTTGGGTTCTGAAAGTGAAAGCCAAAAAAACCTTAACCATAAACCGTTAACCGATAACCAATATATAGATAGTAGTAGTAATGCGCGTGAAGAAAATTCGCAATTTACACCAATCCAATTTGCTCAGTATCAGATCGATGATCACAAGCGTTACTCAATGCGTGAATTCATTTCTGAATACAGCGAGTTTCAATACGATTTCATCTCACTTGCTCAACAAAGATTTGTTTCTGTACCTGAAATCGACTTGAGAACCATGATTCAAAATTTCGGTGACTGGTACTTTGCAAACGAATCAAGTTCGTTGAATACACCAAGCATCTGGTTGGTTAAGTGGTTCTCTTGGGTTCAAAACAACGAGAAACAAGTTGCTGCAAACCGCAAGAAACAAGAGCAAATCACTTCAACCGGTCAAAAACCACAAGAGTCGGGTTACTTCGCTAATCTTTTTGAAGAACAGAGCGAATCTCAAATCGTGGATGTAACCCCAGCAAAAAAGTTTCCAATGATTGAGGAGGTAGGTCATGCATGAGATTACCTTGAACGAAGTGCGTCAATTAATCGCTTCTCTTCGCACTGTTTACGCTGCTCAGTTCAATAAGCAATTTCCAGCAACAGGCGAAAGTGCAATTCCTCTGTCAGTGGTTGAGCAAATCGCACTTAAAACACTGGTTGGCGTTCAACAAAACCAATTTAACAACGCACTTGCTCGATTACTTACAGCAGGTGGACGCTTTATGCCGTCATTTGCCGAGTTTCGCACCTGGTGTATTGGTGAAAGTTGGATGTCTCCAGAGGAAGCTTGGTCACGTGCATGTAAGTTTGCGACTGACCGTACCGTGGTTATTACACAAATTACAAAATATGCATTAGACGAAGTGATGTATTTGATCGAAGCCGGCCAAATGCGAGCAGCTCAAGATAATTTCTTCGGAACCTACAACGTGATGGTGGCTAAAGCTCAATTGAAAGGTCGTCAGCAAGAGTTTTACGCTCCACCGCTACAACTAGAACACAAAGAACCTAAACACGTTCCTGTGAGCAATGACGAAGCGCAAAAGCATCTCCAATCATTGATGGAACGTTTAAAAATCAATGGTCGTAAACCTGCACCAATACAAAAGCTTAAAGCTAAGGAAAAAGAACCTGAGCTTGCAAAAGAATTAGGTCCAGATCCTTTCGATAATCCGCACGAATACGTTGAGATGTGTCGCCGTGAAGGTATGCCGATTCCTCGAAATATTCTTCAGCTAATTGATGGGGCGAATGTATGAATGCAGTTGAGTTTATGAAGGAACATGGAATCGAAAAGGCTCGATTTGTTATTGGATCTGCTGAAGTAGGTGGTGTTGTAACCCCAAAGATTTTAGACCTTAAAAAATTGGTTCAATCGTTGGAACTAATAGAGCAAATTGGTGGAGTTGAAGTTGCTAAAGGCAAAGTATTTATTGCTGATTTCAATGATTTCAAAATGATCAAATTTTTAATAGGTAATAAAGATTTTGTTGTTCATATAAAAAGAGTTCAGGAGGCTATAGCAGACCACGAAGCAGTTAATGGAAATGAGATAGATCCTTTAATCAAGTTAAAAGCTGGTTTAACAAAGTTAAGAGATAAATTTATAAACGATGCCCATGCATTAACGCTTTTGGGTGACCTAGATAAATCACGTGTTTATAACGGCATTGCTAATCAATTGGACCATTTGCTGAAAGGTGGTGCTTGATGTCATCAGTCAGCATTGCTGAATACCGTAAGTTATTTCCTATTAAGAAAAATAAAAAGCGGCGTTCAGCAAAGCAAATTGCCAGACAACCAAGTGTGGGTGAAATGGTTCTGGCAACGCATTTAAGAGCATGCAAGATCGGTTTTGAACAGGAATATAAGTTCCATCCAAAACGCAAATGGAGAGCTGATTTTCTGATTACTGGTACAAAAATTTTGATTGAGGTTGAAGGCGGGATCTGGAGTGGAGGCCGCCATACAAGGGGCAAAGGCTATATAGGGGATATGGAGAAATACAACTCCGCAGCAATGATGGGTTTTACAGTTTTACGGTTCAGCACAGAGCAAGTTAAGTCCGGTATGGCATTAAAGCAAATTGAATTATTAATTAAGGGTAAATAGGAAGGCGATTATGTTGGTTGAAAAGTTTGATTTTATTGAGTTACTTCGCCTTGCTATTGCTCAAGGCAAAGCTGAAGGTAAGAAAATTTCTAAAGATGTTGTTTTAGGTGAATTAGCACTTTTATCACCAGCTGCAAAGCTTTGGGCCACTGTCTTGATTGAAAAGGTTGATTTTGAGCGAATCGCAATAATTACCCCAGCACAAAAACAGACTGAAACTTTTTACAGTAAGTATGATTTTAATTTTCAAACCGAGCGCCGTATTGAAGATATACCGGGTAAAGTCGAGTTTGTTCGTGGTGAGATTAAATCCGGTGATTTTTTCCGTGCGCGAAATAAATTAGCGGTAAAGATTCATGAAGAAATGGTAAAGAAAAAATTTACCCCTACTAATGCCCAAGGTGATCTTACTAATCTTGCAAAAGGAATTGCTGAGGTTGTTTTACGTGGCCATGTTTTTGTTAAGGCTATGTGTGGAGGATGCCAAGGAATAGGAAAACTCGAAACTTTTAATTCAAAAGGTTTTTCTGAAGGGGCAAAGTTTTGCGAAAAATGTAATGGAACTGGCAAGCGTCCATATACATTAAATGAAAAAATGAAAATTGCAGGAATTGTTGCCACTAAGACTGCTTACATAAAAAGCTATCAAAAGTTTGAGTTATTTGGAGAATCTATTGTTGCAGAATGGGAAAATGAAATTAGATCGCGTATTTCTCGTTCATTTCGTTTTGAACTTCCTGATACTCAAGAAACTTGTGCTTGACAGTTGGGTATACACTTGAGTATAAAGATTTCTAAAATGGGCGAAATGTAAAGTAATCGCCAGAATGAATTTAAGAGCTCGCCAATCGGTGAGCTTTTTTATTTTGTGCTATAGTCCAGTCTAATTAAAATCTGGTACTTAAAATGAATATCTGTGTTGGTGGTGAATTGGATGGGCAAAAGATAGAAAAAGAAGGAAGATTGCTTAAAGCTTCAGATATCGACCCATCTTTTAAAACTGAGTACTACAAGCAAGTTTTTAACCGCGACAATACGGTGTTCCATTTCTGGCTGCCAATTGGATCTGACTTACATGATATGTCTGAGAAAGTTCTAAATATCCTTAGAGCACCTAAAAACTAGTTTTATCGTTTGCCGGACGTATTACGGCGCAAATGGCCTCGCTAAATATCGATTATTGGCGGGGCTTTTTCTTTTTGGAGTATGTATGACTGAATTTCAAAAAATTACGAATGAGATTAGACAGCTTCAAATAGAGCTAAACCATTTGGGAAGTTGCAATACAAAAGGTTTAAATACAGAACAGATCGCTCACCTAGATGAGCGATTTTTTTTGGCCATAGCAAAGCAACATAAATTAATTGCTCGTCTCAACAGTAAGCCAGAGGGCTTTTTATAAGAGGCTAGAGGTATGGATGATAAAGAGTACTTTTGGCTTACACAAAAAAAAGAGCTCAAAACGAAACCCAAATCCAGACCACTGCCTAAAGCTAAAGAAAAATATCTCGAGGCCGAAGAAACCTTATTTCAAGAACTAGAAGAGCATCGAATTGGTTATAGAAGAAAATTTCAATTTGAATCAACAAAAAATTGGCGGTTCGATTTTTATATTGTGAAGTTGAATCTTCTTATAGAAATTGCTGGCAGTCCGTGGGCAGTTGGCCGAGGTGGCACAAAGATAGCAAATTCATTTAATAAGTATGATCTAGCACTAGACCGAGGTTATGTATTTGAGCGTCTTGAGCCTCACCAAATTGAATCAGGTTATGCAATCAACTGGATTAAAAGCGAATTAGCGAGAATTGAAGATGGAACAGATCAGACCATTCCCACCAACTGATTTTATTGACCAGGCCGAAGAAGAGGAAGCAATTCGTTTAATACCGGCTCCAGACCTAAAGAAATGGGTTGTGGCTAATTACTTAACTATAGGTGGACCACTTCATAACCCTGATCATAACCATATTGCTGAGTTGCTTCATGATAATGAAGAGTTCCTAGCATTTGCTTGGGCTTCTTCTGCATATAAAAGCAAGCAAGCTATGGTGTTAGGCCAGTGCGAAAAAGTCATGTTCAATGTTGGTGGCTGGCGTAAAGCTAGACAAGAGCAACAGATGCGTGACTGGTTCGGCTTTGTGCCAACTTACTTAATAACTGTCGACGCTTCTTTCTGTGAGCGTGCAAACGATACAGAGTTCTGTTACTTGCTTGAACATGAGCTTTATCACATTGGTGTGATGAAGGACGAAGACGGCGAAATCATTTATAGCGATAGTTCTGGTCTTCCTAAGCACTATCTTGCAGGTCATGACGTTGAAGAGTTTATTGGCGTAGTTAAACGTTATGGACCAAGCAAAAATGTTAAGCGACTTATTGAAGTCGCAAAAAATCCGCCGTTTGTTTCGAATCTTGATATTTCAAGATGCTGCGGAAATTGTGTAATCAATTGAGCCTTTTGGCTCTTTTTTTTGTCCTGTTTGCTGTACGTAGCTGTACGAAGGGGAATTTATGGCAGCACTAAAAGAGCCTGTGAAAATATTTATTGTTCAAGCTCTTGCATGCCGTGATACCCCTCAAGAAGTGGTTGAACAGGTCAAGCAAGAGTTTGGAGTTGATATTAGTCGTAGCCAATGTGAATGCTATGATCCAACAAAATATTCGGGCAGAAACTTAAGCAAGAAATTTGTTGAGCTTTTTGAATCAACCAGAGAGAAATTTGATGAAGGCTTAATTGATATTCCTATTGCTAATAAGTACTACCGTCTGAAGCAATACCAAAGACAGCTTGATAGAACTAGAAACGTTAAAACAGCGCTAAAAATTCTAGAACAAGCTGCAAAAGATATTGGTGGGCAATTTACCAATCGCCAAGAAATTACAGGCAAAGACGGCGGACCAGTCCAAACAGTTAATTCAGAAATTCCAGTTCCAATGGAAGATTACTTAAAAGCGCGGAGGGAAGTCTTAGATGAGTACTGATGCGGCTCGGGATAAAGCCATCCGGATCGAGGCGCAAGAAGATTTATATTTCTTCACAAGGTACATGTTTAAGGAGCGCCGTGGTTATAAATGGATGCAAAATTGGCACCACTTAGAAATCTGCGAAGCTTTAATGAAAGTTTATCGCGGAGAGATAAAGCGGTTAATTATTAACGTTCCACCACGATATTCTAAAACTGAAATTGCTGTAATTAATTTCATGGCTTGGTGTTTTGGTAAGAATCCAGACTGTGAGTTTATTCATATCAGTTACTCGGCAATGCTTGCCGCAAATAATGCCTTCCAAATACGAACCCTTGTGCAAGAAGAGGCGTATAGAAAAGTCTTTCCCGAGCTTACATTGCGTGATGATAGTAAGGCTAAAGACTTCTGGAGAACTTCCCAAGGTGGTGTCTGCTATGCGACTGGTACAGGCGGCACGATTACCGGTTTTGGTGCAGGAAAACTTCGTAAAGGCTTTGGCGGCTGCATTATTATTGATGACCCGCACAAAGCACATGAAGCTTCATCAAAAACTATTCGAGAAGGGGTAATTGATTGGTTTCAGAACACACTCGAATCGCGTACTAACTCGCCAGATACGCCGATCATTGTGATTATGCAGCGACTTCATGAAGATGATTTAGCTGGATGGTTGCTAGGTGATAGAAAAGACGGCGTTCCTGTAGCTGGTGGTAACGGTGAAGTATGGGAGCATCTATGTCTTTCAGCTATTCAGGAAGACGGATCCGCACTGTGGCCAGCAAAACACAATATCCAAAAATTGAGGCTAATGGAGCAAGCAGCACCATATGTATTTGCCGGGCAGTACCGACAAATGCCATCACCGCCAGCAGGCGGTTTTTTTAAGCCCGACAATATTCAAATTGTTGATGCTTTGCCTGCGGATGTAGTGAAACAAGTTAGGGCTTGGGATTTTGGGGCTACCGAAAATGAGGGCGACTTTACAGTAGGTGTGCGAGAAGCTCTAGGCGCAGATGGTTTTACTTACATTGTCGATGTAACTAGAGGACAGCTTGGTCCAGACAATGTGAATAAGCGCTTAGAACAAACAGCAAAAATAGATGGGAAAAAAGTTTCTGTGCGCCTACCACAAGACCCTGGTCAAGCTGGTAAATCGCAAGCTAGTTCATTTGTGAAGCTTCTTGCGGGTTATAGCGTGATAGCTAAGCCAATTTCAGGTGACAAGCTTACACGGGCACAACCATTTGCGGCCCAAGTTAACGTGGGAAATGTACGTATGCTCAAAGGTGAATGGAATAAGGACTTTATTGATGAGCTTCGTCATTTTCCTAACGGTACACATGATGACCAAGTGGATGCAGCTTCAGATGCGTTTAATGAATTACATGAAGGATTTGAAACCTTCTTCGCTGATATGGGATTTGCACGATGAGTGATGTAACTTTTCAACATCCTGAATATGTTAAAAACTTGCCATACTGGCAAAAACTTGATGATGTTTGTGAAGGTGAGGATGCAGTTAAGGCTAAAGGTGAAAAATATTTGCCGATGCCAAATGCACATGATAAGTCACCTGCAAATAAAAGTGCTTATGAGGCTTATCTTACCCGTGCAGTCTTTTATGAAGTAACAGGGACGACATCAAATAGTTTAGTTGGAGCAGCTTTTGCAACAGATCCAAGTTTTAAATTTCCTCCCGAGCTTGCTCATTTAGAGCGTAATGCGAATGGAGCAGGCATTAGTGCTTATCAATTGGCTCAAAATGGAATTCGCCATTTATTGAAGCATTATCGTTGCGCTTTATATGTTGATTATCCTGATGTGCCACCAGCTCGTAATCTAGCGGAATTTAAAGCACAAAAAGCCTATCCGATGATTCATTTACTAAATGCCCTTGATGTAGTGAATTGGGATTCAGTAATGATCGATAACCAGAAAAAGCTTTGCTTAGTGGTTATACGTGAATTTAAGTCTGAGCGCGGTGCTGATGGATTTAGTAAAACCGAACAAGAGCAATATCGTGTACTTCGTTTAGAGCAAGAGGGAAATGGGGAATATATTTATTCCGTTCAGGTGTACACAAAGGGTGAAAAGGGTAACTGGGTTGGCGGAGAGAAGAAGTTTCCAACAGATTACAACGGGAATTTCTGGACCTATATACCTTTTACATTTGTAGGTGCAATTGATAATTCAGAAGAGATTAAAAAGCCACCATTACTTCCTTTGGCTAATCTCAATTTAGCCCATTACAGAGACAGTGCGGACTTTCAAGAGTCCGTTTTTTATATGGGGCAACCTCAATATTATGCGAAGGGTGTTAATTGGGAGTGGTATGACCAAGCCAAGAAACGTGGCATCTACATTGGAGCGAAAGTACTTTTGCCTTTACCTGAAAATGGTGGTTTAGGAATTGTACAAGCCGACCCTAATACTCTTGCCCGGGAAGCGATGAAAGATAAGTGGGAAAAAATGAAGGAGATGGGGGCGCGTTTAATTGAGAAGGGCTCGGGAAGTAAAAAGACCGCTACCGAAGCGAATAGTGATGACGCCGTTCAGCATTCAGTTCTTTCGCTCTGTGTCGTTAATATGAATGAAGCCTTGTCAGCAGCATTACGATGGGCTGCTAAGTTTGTAACGCCTAATGTGGATGTTCTAACTAAAGATGATTTGATGTTCGAAATCAGCCAAGAATTTAACAAACAGGGTTATTTAGCTGAGTTAGCTCGACAGTTATTTGAAGCAGCTCTACAAGGCCGATCTTCATTTAAATCATGGTGGGAATACAACCAAACAGGTATGTTCCCTAAACAAAAATATGAAGAAGAGCTTCAGAATGTTGAAGCAGAGCAAGATGGGACTTTAAATCAAAAGGTAGAGTGAGATGGCAACAGATATCAAAAAACTATTTGAAGCACTCACTCAGCACCAGGCCTATCTTTATCGTGCTTCATCAAAAACGGTAAATGAGTTATTGGCTTTATTCAATGATGATACGAGCAAGATGCTATCTAAGCTTCGGGATTTATTGGATGAGCTTAATGAGTCGGAGAAAGTTGCTTTAGCTGGTGGTAAATATACAACTTCAAATTTAAGGGAAATTAGGGATTTGATTGCCCAATGGTTTGCCAGTGTTAATTTAGCATTACCTGAAGCTTTTGCCGTTTCTGCTACGGCGCTGGCTGTTTATGAGGCCAATTACGTAGCTAAGCTCTATGGAGCAAAAATTAATAAGCCTGATGGGGAAAAACTATTTTTATCCGCTAAAAAAGTTCCGTTGGCAGGTGGCGCTCTTGTAGATGATCTTCTATCCAGAATTGCTGAAAGTGCCCGTCAAAAGGTTGAGTATGCAATTCGAGATGGTATTAATTCAGGCAAAACTAACCAAGAAATTGTTCAGCGCATTCGTGGTACCAAACGGCTGAATTATGAGGATGGCATTTTAAACGTTACCAAGACGGATATTGAACGTACCGTAAGAACTGTACGGAGCCATGTAGCCAATCAAGCCTATCTAAATAGCTTCAACCAAATTGGCTTTGAATATGTCCGATTTGTTAGCGTTTTAGATGGACGAACTTCTAAGCTTTGCGCTTCATTAGATGGTTCAGTGTGGGAAATAAATGATCCGGCAAAGCGGGTACCGCCGTTGCATCCTAATTGTCGAAGTATCTTGGTACCAGTCGAAAAAGATGGTCAACTTGTCGGTGAACGTCCATTTGTGATGGACGAACGTCGAGTTAAAGACATTCCAAAAGAAGAGCGGAGCCAGTTAATAGGTCAATTGGATGCCAACACCACTTTTAGAGAGTTCTTCAAAAAGACAGATGACTTTTTCCAAAAAGAGTGGCTTGGGCCAAAGCGATATAAGCTCTATAAAGAAGGGAAATTTGATTTTGATAAGTTCTTTGACCCTGAAGGGCGACTTTATACATTGGACCAACTACGAAAGTTGGATGAACAAACGTTTAAGGAGTTGGGAATATGATAGTTGATTTAAAAGGCGAAGGTTCATTACAGCTTTCAAAACTTTCAACTCGTAGTAAATTCAGATTGCGCCGATGGCTTAGAAGAATTAACAAACCGACCAAATTAATTAAACCATAGCACCTTCGGGTGCTTTTTTTGCGAGAAGAAAATGCCAAGCCCTATTATCCAATATTTCCAATATGAACATTTACCTGAACATTTGCAGCAAGTTAGTAAGCCAATTGGTGATTTAGCTCGGCAAATGGATGAGCAACTTCCTGACGGGCCTGAAAAATCCACAGGATTAAGAAAGCTACTTGAAGCAAAAGATGCATTTGTACGCCAAGCTTTAAGTAAATAATCATTTATAGAAATGAAGCGTCCTAAAGGGCGCTTTTTTATTGCCTGCCGAAAGCGGATGCTAACGGCGAATCCGGGCGGATGCCCATTTTGTATATATAGGTTGGATGACCAATGAAACTTAAAACAGTAACAATCGACGGTAAAGTTTATGCAGAAGTAGACGGAGATAAGCCGATCTATATCCATGATGATGGCAAAGAAATGCCACACGATGCTGCACACTCTGTGGCGACAATTGCTCGATTAAATGGTGAAGCTAAAACACATCGTGAAGCCAAAGAAGCAGCCGAAAAAGCATTAAAAGCTTTTGAAGGAATTGAAGACCCAGCGGCAGCTAAAAAGGCATTACAAACAATCCAAAATCTCGACGATAAAAAGCTGGTGGATGCCGGTGAAGTTGAGAAAGTGAAAGCTGAAGCTATCAAGGCAGTTGAAGAAAAATATGCTCCGATTGTTGAGCAACGTGATGCTCTTGAGGCCTCATTGCATAAAGAGCTTATCGGCGGTGGTTTTGCTCGTTCTAAGTACATTCAAGACAATATTGCAGTACCTGTGGATATGGTGCAAGCGACCTTTGGTCATCACTTCAAAATCGAAGAGGGCAAGGTGGTTGCATATGATCCGAACGGCGAAAAGATTTATTCACGTGTTCGCCCTGGTGAACTTGCAAATGTTGATGAAGCTTTAGAGTCATTGGTTGGTGGATACCAGCATAAAGACTTAATTCTTAAAGGTGGTAAAGGAACTGGTGGCGGTTTTCAAGGTGGGGGCAAAGGTGGAGCGCCTGCAGGAATGAAACGCAGTGAAATGTCTGTTTCTCAGAAAGCTGACTACATCAAAGAACATGGCAATGATGCCTTCCTAAAACTGCCGAACTAATCATTAAAAATTTGGAGATAAGTCGTTATGACTACAACAGTTAACTCAGACATGATCATCTACAACCAATTGGCACAAACTGCTTATTTAGAGCGTTTGCAAGACAATTTGAATGTATTTAACCAAGCCTCTAATGGTGCAATTGTTTATCGTAATGAGATCATTGAAGGTGATTTCAACAAAGAAGCATTCTACAAAGTGGGCGGTAGCATCAAACATCGTGATGTGAATTCAATCGCCAAAGTAGTTCCAGAGAAAATTGGTTCTGGTGAATCTGTAGGCGTAAAAGTCCCGTATAAATATGGTCCTTATGCTTCTACTGAAGAGGCATTCAAACGCCGTGCACGTACACCTGAAGAGTTTGCCATGATTCTTGGTTATGATTTAGCAGATGCATTGGTTGCTGGTCGTTTACAGTACAGTTTAGCTTCTTTAAAAGCTGCTATTTCTAGTAACCCGGATATGGTTGCTAAAGGCAGTATTGCTGTAGATGGGCGTAAAGCATTAACACGTGGTATGCGTAAGTTTGGCGATAAGTTTGGACGTATTAGTTTATGGGTAATGAACTCAGATACCTACTTCGATATTGTTGATGATGCAATCACTAAGCAGATTTATGGCGAATCTGAAATTGTTATCTATGGCGGTTTACCGGGTACCTTAGGTAAGCCAGTCTTGGTTACAGATGCCGTAGGTGATGATGATGCATTTGGTTTACAAATGGGAGCTGTTACTGTTACAGAATCACAAGTACCAGGCTTCCGGGCGTATGACATCAATGATGAAGAAAACTTAGGTATTGGTATGCGTGCTGAAGGCGCGTTCAACTTAGATATTCTTGGTTATAGCTGGGATACATCAAAAGGCGAAAACCCTGACCTTACTTTACTTGGTTCAAGTGCCAACTGGAAAAAACATGCTACTAGCAACAAAATGACAGCAGGCACATTGCTTGACTTGTCTGGCACAACAACTGGTTAACTCATAAACATCTCACTATAAGAGGGCTATTAAGCCCTCTTTTTACATTAAAGAGAAATGCATCATGAAGCTAATTTATACACGTATTGCTGCTGCAGCTGCGTTAGAGGTTGGAACTATTGCCAATCCTGATTATTACGAAAATCCGAATCGAAGTGCCGAAGAAGTAATTATTTACGGTGATTACCCGAAAATCCAAAATGATTACGAAGCTCTGGATATTCCAGTTGAAGTTCGCAAGTTGGAAGAGCCTGCAAAAACGACCTTGGCCACAGTAAATGTCGCGGTGGGAATTACCCCTGAGCTGCAAGAGGTCATTGATAATACAAAAGCTGAGTGTGAAAAGGTTGTTGAGGAAAACGGGCAACTTAAACAGAAAATCGAAATCTTGGAACAAGCTAGTGGTGATAGTTCGGAGTTAATTTCTGAAAACTCACGTTTAAAAGATGCTGTACTCCAAGCAGACAATGCTGCTAAAGCGGCTGAAGGAAAGGTAGTAAGCATTCAAGCAGAGTTTGAAGCTTTTAAAAATGATATTCCTGCAATGCAAGCGCGTATTGCTGAATTGGAATCTGGAAAAGCGGCAGAAAATTCAACAACAGAAACGGCAGTTAATGATTTTGAAAACTGGTCAAATGATCAATTAAAAGAGTATTTAGCTAGTAAAAACATTGGTTACAAGCCGTCTGCAACAAAAGCAGAACTCCTTAAATTAATCCCGAAGGAATAATGCAATGAGCTTTATTACTGTAGATGACGCAAATTCAATTTTGGGCAGCGATTTTGCACCAGACAGTGATAAAGCTCGTCTGGTAAAGCTGGCTAATGTTTGGATGAAAAACAGAATAGGTTTTGTACCAGATCCTATTGATCCACTTCTTAAGGACGCGGCTTGTGAAATCATCAAAGGAATTCTGGCCAAAGTAATTTATAACGGCAAAGACCAGCAGTTGAAGCGTAAGAAAGTTAAAGCTGATTCTGTTGAGTCAGAAAAAGAATACCAAGATGGATCTGAAGCAATTTCTAGCTTTGAACAGATTGCAATTGATTTTATTGATTCACTTGATTTGAAAGATCCAAATGCAAGTTTTAATGGCTTTGGCATACCACTTTACAGGGCATGATATGGGCTTACGTGACGAAATTCAGGCAGATATTACCGAAGCATTTAATGATGATTTAGCGGACGCCGTTCATTCTTTTACATGTGACCGGGTTGTTAGCACAAAGTGGAATCCTAAAACGAATTCTTCTGAAAATGTAATTGAGCATTACGAAGGCCGTGGTGTTTTATTTGCTTCTTATAACCAATATGAAGTTTTAACTCTTGGAGTTCTTGCAACTGATAAGAAGGCTATTGTGCTGCAAAATGAAGTCACTAAAGAGCCAAACATTGATGATGAATGGAACACGGCGCAAGGCACTTTTCGCGTCATCCATATCAAACAGGACCCAATTAGTGCAAGTTGGAAATGTCAGTTGAGAAAAGTTTAATGACTTGGTCAGTTTACAAGATTTATGACAGCGTTCAGGTAGTGCCTGACGATGACTTTAAGCCCCATTCATTAATACATTGCGAATGCCACCCTCGATTTGAAGGTGGCATTTTTATTCACAATTCATTTGATGGTAGAGAGGCCACCGAAACGCCTTTGCCAAGTTAAAAGGTTAGTCCATGGTTAATACTGATTATGTGCCTGAGTGGTACATTTCACCATTTCAACATGTTCAATATGCACTTGCTAGAAATCAAATACACATGGATTTGCTATTTGAAGATATGGGCAGAGCTGATCAATTTTTGGATATGGGTGCAGATGCTCAGGTTAGTTCTTATTCGGATGGTGCTTATGTAATTGTCCAAATTGGTGAAGCAGCGGATAAGGACCAAATACAAGTTTATGGACTGCTTTTACATGAAGCAGTTCATGTTTGGCAGAAGGTTAAGAAGTTGATGGGAGAAAAAGAGCCTAGTCCAGAATTTGAGGCATATTCAATTCAATCGATCGCTCAAGACCTTTTTGAAATGTATGAAGAAAGCGAGAAGTGAAATGTTTCATAGCGTGAATGATGGTAAAGGTAATCGCAGAATATATGTGAATAACAATGAAATTAAACATGTTCTTTGGGCGAATGAGGAACAGGGTTTGGTTTGTTGTTTCAAGTATCCATACAAGATTAATAAGCGCAAAGATGGGCTTTGCACAAGAATATTGCGTGGCAAAGTTAAAGTGGAGATGATCTATGGGGTGGACGGGAGTAAAGCCGACTAGCTTTAGTTTTGAAGTTGAGAAACAGGCAGATGAGCTTGTAAAGAAAATCACAATGGATACAGTTCAATCACTTGTTGTTTCAAGTCCAGTTGATACTGGAGCTTATCGAGCATCGCATATTATTTCTGTTGGATCTGGTGATTACGGTGTGCGAGAGCCCACTACAAACGCTGTGCAAGATGCTGCGATTCAAGCTGTGAAATTTAAACTTGGTAGTTTGATCTATATTCAAAACAATAAGCCTTATGCAGAGCGCTTAGAGGATGGTTGGTCCGATCAAGCGCCGTTGGGTATCTACAGCACAACGTTTACTTACATTACTCAAAAGTATGGTGGCTAAATGGCAATGACTTTAGAGCAGGCGCGGCAAGCAATAGTCGACCGTATGATGAGCTTCACAGGTATTTCTCAAGATAGAATCCAATATCCAAATGCTCCAGGCTTCATAGTGCCTACAAAAGGCTTATGGTGCCGTTTAGCTATCTCAGGAGGACCAAGCTTTATTGCTGGACTTTCTGATAAGCCAACTACACGTCGCACAGGTAATATTTTAATCCAATGCTTTGCTCGGCCAGATACAGGTGATAAAGAAATCACAGATCTAAGTGATGCATTACTTGATCATTTTGAATATTTCGGAATCGAACATTTAGAATGTATACAGGGGCAATCCGTTTATACAGGAAAAGATGCTGACTTCATTCAGTATAATGTGACGATTGGATTTAGGGTGAATTGATATGTCCTGCATGCTTACGCAAGAAGAAATTGAAATTAAACGGCTAGAACTAGAACGACATTTGGAAGCTGTAATGGCTGAAGAGCTTAATAAATGGCAATTGGCCAATAAACTATGTGTTTCTGATGTGAATATACGTTTGGCCGATGTTAGTTGCCTTGGCAGCGCAAAGCATAATGTAGTAACTGGAGTAAGTGTCGATCTAGATGATTGATCTCAATTTTTAAAGAGATTACCGCTTAAGAGCGGTTTTTTTATTTTTCAAATTTAGTAACCACCTTTCGAGGTGGTTTTTTTATGCTTATAAGGAGTAAAAGCCATGTCGAGTGGTGCACGTCAGCTAACACAAATCGCAAGAGAAACAACGGTAGGTGTAACACCGACACCGTTTGCTCGAACAACTTTTGAATTTACAGATAATGGTTTAGATGCCACAGTTTCTAAAGAAGAGTCAAAGTCTATCACTAGCGGGCGCATTGCTCGCTCTTCAATGATTACAGGCGCAGAATATGCTGGTGAATTAAAGTGTGAGGCAAAATATAGCCAACTTGTACAAGACTTAATGGCTGCTGCAGCTTTTAATAGTTGGTCCTCAAATGTCTTAACTTTTGGCGGCACACTTCGTCAAACTTTTTCTGTTTTACGTGGCTTTGAAGATGTTAATGACTACCATGTTTTCCGTGGATGTCATGTAAACACTTTTGGAATTGATATTCCTGAAGCTGGCTTAATTACAATGACTTTTGGCCTAATGGCTCTCGGTCGAACAAACTTTTCTTCAGCACCAGCTGGAACAATTACAGCTGCAGATAACAATCCCAAAATGTCGAATGTCTCTGTAGGTGACATTTTGATTGATGGAGTTTCTCAAGCAGGGATTTCATGCTTGACCGCTTTTACATTTAATTGGGATAACACCATGCAGCTACAACGTTGTTTAGGTGGAGGGATTGATGCACGTGCAATCCTTGAAATGCTTGCTGCAGGTACTGGCTCATTTACCGCAGCTTGGTCACGCAATACATCCGATATGTATGAAAAGCAATTCACTAACAAAACGATTTCATTAAAAGTTCCAATCACTGATACAGATGGGAATAAATATGAAATTTTTATTCCTAAAGCTGAAATTACAGCTCCATTACCTAGTGGTGGTAATTCAGATCTTTTAAATGCTTCATTCGAATATAAAGTCGTAGAAGTAGCACCAACAATTACTCGTACACCAGCAGCAGTTCCTGCGCCTTAAATATTAATCTGATAGCAGCCTTAGGGCTGCTTTTTTTGGAGTTTAAAATGGCTTTAAAAGTAAGCATTCAGACCAGTAAAACAGTTAGCAAATGGCGGGAGTATGTTGATGGCGATGGCAATGTTTTAGCTGAATTTAAGATACGAGGTATCGCATATAAACCATATCAAGTAGCTCTTGAACGAGCAAATAACCAAATCACATCTAAAGGTTATGACGTAAGTAAAGCTAGTAAAGATGACAAGCTCTATCATGAATTGCTTCTTGAAGCTGCAGCCTGCCATTTAATTGAGGACTGGAAAGGCGTAGTTTTTGAAGAAATGAAAGACGGCGGTGAAGTGGTTGAAACTGAACCTGAGTATTCACCAGAAAATGCGACGAAGCTTCTTAACATGGGCGATATTGGCATTTCAATTTGGCTATACGTAAAGCAAGAAGCTGAAGATATCCAGAAAGAAGCTGATTCATATAAGGATGAAGTCGTGGGAAAGTCCTCCAACTCTACAACTGGTGCAAGTTCAACTCAGAAGAAGAAGCGAGCGACTACAACGCGAAGCAGACAGCGATCGCAAAAGCCTTAAATCTTCAAAATGCTAATGTCATAGAGAAACCCGAGTATTCATATACATCAAATGCGATTCTCTCAGCATATAACGTTATTTCGCGATCTAGACGATATGAGCATGGTATTCCGCTTTCTTTGGATATTTCTGCCATCTCTGCATACTGTGAGCACTATGAATTGCCAGTAGATAGAGACATCTTTAATGATTGTATTTTTGCAATTGATAATCTCTTTCTAGATGAGTCACATAAAAAAACGAACAATTCTAAAAAATAACTCTAGAGGTATTTACTAAAAATAACTCTGGGGTTATAATTGCACCATCAAGTTAATAAGGGGACGGTGTGAAAAGTCTGGATTTAATCAAAATGATTGAAGCAGACGGTTGGTATGAGGTTAGGGTTTCAGGAAGTCATCATCACTTTAAACACCCAACCAAAAAGGGATTAGTTACTATCCCGCATCCTAAAAAGGATTTACCAAGCGGAACTGTTAAAAGCATTTTGAAGCAAGCGGGTCTAAATTGACCCGCTTCAATCAGACTCATACAGTCCTATTTCGCAGTACGATTTTGTACATGAGGTGAGTGCAATGTTGTATCCAATTGCTATTGAGAGAGGTATCGACACTGAAGCCTTTGGTGTCACCGTTCCAGATATTCCAGGATGTTTTAGCGCAGGCGATACATTAGAGGAAGCTATCGAGAACGTTAAAGAGGCAATTTCTGGCCACTTAGAAATCCTTGCTGAAGATGGAGAAGAAATTCCATTAGCATCTGACTTAGCAAAATTTGTAGATGATCCAGATTATAAAGGCATGATCTGGGCTGTTACTGAGGTGGATGTTAGTCGTTATCTTGGTAAGCCTGAAAAAATCAACGTAACTTTACCTAGCCGTTTAATTCGCAAGATTGATGATAATGTAGGTAAAGATAAAAGATTTAAAACTCGTTCTGCTTTTTTGGCCGCTGGTGCTGAAAAGCTACTACATGTTTAAAATAGAGAGGCCACTCAATCGAGTGGCTTTTTTATTACCCACCTGTTAAATTTAACTTATTAAAAACGATGGACTTTACAAGAAACGGTGAAATTATGCAGAAGTTCTTAGCAGTAGGGGTATTCAGTTTAGGATTAGCAGGGTGTATGACACCAATGACTCCTACACAGCAGGCTATGCCAGAGATATCACAAGTAATAGAAGTTCCAAATAAATCGAAGGATCAGATATTTGAAGATTCAAAGATATGGATCGCTCAATCATTCAAATCTGCAAATAATGTCATTCAGTATGCTGACAAAAGCACAGGTTCTATTATTGGGAAAGGGAATATACAGTACCCTTGTGATGGATTTATAGATTGTGGTGCTTTTGGTAATGATAGAGTTAATTTTACAATCAAAATTGATACTAAAGATAGTAAAGCAAGAGTAACGATTAATGATGTAACTAGAACAAATCTGACTTATGTTCAAGGTGGTGTGAACAATCTAGGGAAAGAAGTCCCTATCACAATTCTGCAGCATCAACAAAAAATTGCTGTAAAACTTAATAATGTAATCGACCAATACAAGTCAGCAATTACATCGACTAAGGCTAATGAAAACTGGTAGCCAATAGTCAACAAAATTTGAACGCATCGTAAGTATTACTTAATTCAAAAACCCACTCACTGAGTGGGTTTTTTATTGCCTAGAGGAAAGTTAAAGATGACTCAAGAATCACGTTTAATCATTACTATTGATTCAAGAAATGCGGAACGAAACGCAAGAAATCTAGGCAATGAACTCGACAGCATAGAAAAGAAAGGGGATTTTGCATCAAAGTCCATGGATAGTTTATCTGTAGCAACAAGAGCACTTGCTGGACACATGGCAGGTCTTGTTACAGTTGGCGCGGCCATATCCAAAATGGATGAGTATACAGGCTTACAGAACAGACTTAAGTTAGTAACCACGAATCAAGTTGAGCTAAATAAAGCAACTGAAGATACATTTAGAATTGCTCAGAAAACCTATTCGACATGGAATTCTGTATTACAGGTTTACCAGCGATTTAGTGATAATGCGAAAACGCTCAATTTAAATATGGATGAAACAGCTCGTCTAACTGAAACAGTATCGAAAGCTGTTGCAATTAGTGGTGCAAGCGCAGAAGCTGCTGATGCAGCTTTAGTCCAATTTGGGCAGGCACTGGCGAGCGGAACTCTCAGAGGTGAAGAGCTGAACTCCGTTATGGAGCAAACACCAGCACTTGCAAAAGCGATCGCACAAGGGATGGGCATTACTGTAGGTCAACTTCGTTCAGTTGCTGCTGAAGGGAAGATTACTTCAAAAGAAATCGTTAAGGCCCTTAAAAATGTTCAAGATGACGTTGATGCTCTTTTTGCAAAAACCGATATCACTATTGGACAGTCTTTGACGCTGCTCAACAACGAGATTACTAAATTTGTTGGGGAGTCAGGAAAGGGAAGCGGTGCGGCTCATGTGCTTGCTGATTCGATTCAGCTTCTTGCATCAAATTTAAAGTTGATTTCTGATGGAGCACTGGTGTTAGGGATTGGACTTGTAACTAAGGCAATCGCTACTAAAACCGTTGCGGTATATGCCGATGTTGCAGCAACTGCCGCAAATGTAAAAGCAAGCAAAGAAAAGGTTATTGCAGACGCAGCTGAAGCAGCCGCTGCTGTAAAAACAGCACAGGCGCAAATAGCAAATTCACAAGCAACATTGCAGGTTCTAGCCGCTGAAAAAGCATTAGAAGTTGAAAGACTAAAAGCTCAAATGAATGCGGTCGGTCGCACACAATCAATTACGCGTATGGCCGAATTAAAGAAAATTGAGGCTCAGGTAACGCGAGAATTAGCTGCTGCAGAAACAGCATTAGCAGCTGCACAAACTAAGGCCAATGCTACAAAAGTGACAGCATTAACAACATTAGGGCGACTTGGAAAAGGAGCTTTAGGGCTGGTAGGTGGACCTATTGGTGCACTCGCTTTGGGAGTTTCAGCACTTGCTGCCACATACACTTATTTTAAGGACAAGGCAGAGGAAGCTAATAAGAAGCTTGAGGAGCAAGCTAAGGTTGCTAATCGATCTGCAACGGAATTAAAAAATTTAAAAGGTCAAGCCAAAACAGATGCAATTAATGACTTAACTACTGCATTCAAGGCTCAAAATGATGAGCTTACAAAAATGGAATATCGAGTAGGTGCTGCGTTAATTGATATCCAGAATTATGCACAAGGAAATGCTGAAGTAGCTCGGATTTCAAATGAAGCTCGCTTAGGAACCATTAGTTATCAAGAAGCTTTGCAACAACTAGCAAAAGTGAAATTACCGCCTAGTTTAAGACAAGCGCTTGAGGAACAAATTGAAAAATACAAGGATGCATATGACAAAGCTGATAAGACAAAAACAGCTATTAAGCTATTTGGTATTGAAGTATTCGTAGCTGGAAATAAAGCCCAGAATGCTGCTATTGAACAGCAAAAACATGCTGATGCAATACAAAACACCAAGCAAGCAGCAGATGAGGCACAAAAGTCCTTACAGAAAATGTATCAAGATAAATTGTGGGATTCTCAATTTGTCGAGATAGTTATGAAAAAAGGTTTTTCTGAGTCTCAAGCTAATGATTTACTGAAGCTTTATAAAGATTCTTTAGCTAAGGGTCTTAAGTCAGCAGACCGAGAGGCTCTAAAATCATTAACGGATACTTGGAAATCTGAAGAATCAATCAAAGCTATGACCGATGCTAGAACTGATTCTATACGTGAGCAAAACAAGGAGCTAAAAAATCAGCAAAAAGTACTAAGTGTAAATGCGAAAGTCCTAGCCAATGCTTCAAAATTCGGATTTTCAGATCTAGAGTCTAAATATGAGTTATTGCCAGGCTTACTATCAGCAATCAACATGCAAGAAAGCAAAGGTGATGCAAACGCTATTGGTCCGCATACTAAATACGGGAAAGCCAAAGGTGGTTTCCAGATGCTGGATGATACTGCCAAGCGCTGGGGGTTGGTTGGTAAAGAAGTTTTTGATACTGGTAAAGCTGCAGAAGCAGCTGCGAAATATCTAAACTTTTTGTTTAAAAAGTTCGGTAATTGGGATCAAGCAATTTCTGCCTATCATGCTGGAGAAGGTAACGTAGAAAAAGGTACCAATATTGGTCCAGTTAATAGGCAGTACGTTAAAAACGTAAAAGGATATGTTGCTGGATATAATGGTTTTGATATGAAGGGAGTCTCTGAAAAAGATTTCGATTCATACCTTAATCAATTTCTGAAAACTCAAGAGGAGACCGAAAAGTTACGTGATCAGTATCGAGATAAAGATACGCTTGCTGAGAAAGAATATTTAAAAAGAATTGGTGAGTTAAAATTGCATTTTAAAGATGCAGAGTTAAAGCAGCTCACTGATAAAGAGACAGCACGTTTCAATGCTCAAAAGGAGTTAAACACTGCACAGCTTGAATTTGAATTAAACGAGTTCCGTTTAAATGAAGTTCAAAAGCTGGAAAAACAAAAGCAGATTAAATTACTGCAAATCAAAGCATCAACTGATTACTCTGAAACTGAAAAAGAAATTCGAATCAAAGCTGTTAATACAATGTTTGATTATGAAATTTCTGAGTACAGAAAACTCCAAAAGCAAAAATTGGAGGAGTATCGAAAAACAATGTATGAGCAAGCCTCAATACCACAATCAGATGTTATTAATTTACTAGCTAAAAAGAACCTAACTTCTTCGCAATATGATTCATGGAATCTACAGAATCAATATAGTGATGAAATGCAAAATGCTAATGATGCATATTCGTCAAATGTTAAAGCGATCTCAGAAGATAAAACAATTGTTGATGAAGAAAAGCGATTCCAAGCTTTATTAGAGGCTGAAGAACTTTTCCGTCAGCAAAAGTTTGCTATTAATGAAAAATACACTTTGATGGAACAAGAGCTTCAGAAGTCATCTCGGCAGACAGAAATAGAAATTTATGGGCAACTATTATCCCAAGCGTCAAGTGTATGGGGAAATATGACAGCAATGGTAAAAGAGTCTGCTGGTGAACAATCCGCTGCTTATAAGGCAATGTTTTTGGTACAGCAAGCCATGGCAATGGGGACTGCAACGATTCAAGCATATCAAGCCTACAGTAATGTATTAGCTAATGCGCCTTATCCATTAAATATGACTATGGCTCCTATTGCTCTTGGGCTTGGTATGGCTAATGTCGGCTTAATTGCAGCCCAAACAATTGCTGGCTTCTCTGATGGCGGTTATACCGGTAATGGACTTAAACACACTCCAGCAGGGATTGTGCATAAAGGCGAAGTCGTATGGTCACAAGAAGATATCAAACGCTGGGGTGGTGTTAGCGTTGTTGAAAGCATGCGTCAAAGTAAACCAAGTGGTTATGCTAACGGTGGCTATGTATCAAACAATCAAACGGATGCAATTGCAACAGTTAGAGAGCATAGACAATTTGATGCGATTAATTCTGGAAGAACTGAGAAGTCTCAACCTACTGTTACCATTATCAATAAAACATCAGAAAAAGTGGATGCTACCTCTGAATGGGATGGTAAGGAGTTAACAGTTATCTTAAAAGAGTATCAGAAACAAAATGAGGCAATGGTGGATGCAAAGATTGAAAAACGATTCCGAATGTCCAAACGACAGGGATGGTAAAGAAATCACATTGCTACCATCATAAATTAGCTTGAACCCACTCGAATGAGTGGGTTTTTTAATTCCAAAACAAAACCCCGATGTTGACGCATCGGGGTTTTTGCATTTCCACCAACCGACGAAAGTAAGAGGAAAATAAATCTATATGGAAGATTTTATCAAATTAATTAACTGGTGTCTAAAGGAAATGAATGAAATGAAAGCATGGCGCTTTGTTGCGATCCTTATCACTTTGATTATCTGTACATATCTTTGGAAAATGTAATGAAACTAAATATTTAAACCGACCCATTTAGAGGTCGGTTTTTTTATGGATTCAATTTATGAGCAACCTTAAATTCACTTTCGAATGCGACTTAGACGGAAATAGTAATACTCAGCGCTTTAATACGTTATCAAGCAAATTTGGTGACGGTTATGAACAAAACATTGCTGTAGGTATCAATAACCGATCTGGTGAATGGACTTATCAAAGAACGGCTTATAAAGCCGAAATTATGCAAATCAAAGCATTCTTTGATGACCACAAAGGT